AGACTTTATGGACGGTCAAGCTGATGTTGAAGCAAGAGCTGAGTCTGGAGAGGCTAGAGCAATGAGGAGAGATAGGAAATTTAAAAAAAAAGGCGCGTCAATGAGTAAAAAAAGGCAAGCTAGTTTCAATGAAAAAACTGATGAAGTTATTGAAAGAGCTGCTGATTTTAGAGAATTAGCTAACGCTAAACAACAGAGAGCTACAGACGCGGCTAATGCTATAAATTCAACAAAGACTACAACAACACCAACAACACCATCAACACCACCATCCTCAAATCCACCAAAATCACCGCAACAACCTGCTATAAATAACGCATGGGCTAATCTTTTTAATACTGTTCAAAATATTACGCAAAATGTACAACAAAAGGCAGTTAAAAATTTTAATAAAGCAATAAACCCAAATATAAATAATCAAATACAAGAAAAAGATAGCTAATGGGACACAAAGGACATTACGGAGAATACACTGGTAACGCTAAATGGTCAAAAGATCATGCACACACAAAGGTTACCAAAGGAAATTATAAAGCATCTGAAAGAGATGATGCTGCTCATATCGACTATTTAAAACGTGATGTTCTTTACGATGATCATCATGGGCATAGCGATGAGAAAATGACTGCTGATGAAAAGCATATATCTAAATTAGCGGGTGATATGAAATATGATAAAAAACATCATGGTTCGCCAGCTCATATAAAAGGAAGTCAAAAAGATCACGAGTATAGTAATAAAGAATTTGAAGAACACGAGGCTAGAGTTGGTACCGATGATCACTCGCCAGTTAAGCATAGTACCTTCGATGATCCTCACAAGCACGTAGCTGGTGGTACGTATAGAAAAGTAAATGATAAAAAACCAAAAAAAAAATAAAAAACTATAAATAACTAATCATGGAATATAAATCAATGGCAAAAATGGGACACAGTCCTAACGAAATGGAATCAGTTAAACAAGAGAAAAAAGATCTAATGAACGATAATCCAGTAGCTAGAGACGCTAGCGGAGGAAGACCAATGATATTGAAACACATGGGTGGATCAAAAATTGGTGGATCACCTTTAAAAAAGCATGATGGCAAAAAATTTGAAGATGAAGGATTTATGGATTCTCATTTTAAATCAGGAAAGCCAAGAAAATAACAGTAGGGAACTGTAAAACCCAAGTCAAACAATAACAACAACAAAAACAAACACAACAACAAAATGGCAAAATTTGTAAAATTTAAAATTAACAATGCTACCGCTCCTGGAGCTGGTGGTAATTGGGGTGGAAGAGACGTTTTAATAGGCGTTGATGACATTGAAAACGTATCTGATGTAGTATCAGGAGCAGGAGCTTACTCTGTAGTCGTTACATTAAAAAACTTTGTAGGATTAACTGCTGCCGCTGCTCAGGTTAGTGATGTAGGTCAAACAGCAGGAACAATAGGAGGAAGAATACTTACTTTAACTGTATCTACCTCTGTAAGCGCTGCTGTTAACCCAACTGCGGTTACTGTAGATGGTAACATGCCTTCTCAGTCTATTGTTAGAGCTATGACAGCTAACCCAGGTGGGATTGCTGCTTCTGCTCAACTAGGATTAGATGGTGGTGGAGTAAGAGCTACTGACGATCAAATGTTTTGGTCAGGCGCTGTATTCAGCTCTGTTGACGATATATAAACTAACTTATGAAATCTAGAGGTTTAGGTGACGACATAGAGAAGTTTACAAAAGCTTCTGGTATCAAAAAATTAGTTGATAATGTATCAAAAGGTTTAAACATTCCCTGCGGCTGCTCAAGTCGTAGGGATGCTTTAAACAAAATGCTTCCATACAAAAATAGATAATATGGCTTTTAAATTAACAAACCCTCCTTACAAAACACATCAAACTCCAGTTTATCACGTTGATATGGAAGATGATGTAATGGGTAAAGCTAATAATAATGGAACAATAATTATAAATAAAAACGTTGATCCTAAGGATATACCTTCTGTTATTGCTCATGAGGAAGTTCATATAGATCAAATGAAACGTGGTGATTTAGATTACGACGATGAAAACGTTTATTGGAAAGGTAAGAAATATTCACGAGCTGCTATGGAAGAAGGTGCTAAAAACCTACCATGGGAAGCTGAAGCGTATAAAAACGCATAATGAATTTTTCAGAAAAAGGTTATCTAAGTGATAGTCCTGATGTAGATAAACATCAAAATATAATACAAGGTAATAAAATAACAATGAAAGGTGTTGAATTTAAAGTTCTAGGAACAGACGATAGAGGATATACTAAGATAATGTATCCAGGATATGACTACACGTTTCCAGGGGCTAAATACGTAATAGAAACAAAAATTTAAAATAAAAAAAATGAGTTCAGCATTTTATCAAAAGCATTCAGCAAAAAATCCAATAAAGCAATTACAACAAGCGTATGAAAATGCAGAAACTGGAGATCTTATAGACGAAAGTGTACATGAAAATACTACATACAAGTCTAATAACTTGAAAGATAAAATATCAGGAATGAAGTATAACGTTGAAAATATTAGTGAAATACAAGAAGATGACAAAGGTCAATTCATGACAACTCTAGATCAAGACGAGTCCTACGGTGGTCCAAGACCTACAAGTTCTACTGTTACAAATTACGATCAAGGCAAAGATCAACCTAGAGATACGTTAAGACCTTACGCTGGAAAGTATTTTAAAAAACCAAGAAAAAGCTAGTGAAAAAAATTTGGGAATGGTTAAGCGGTAACGTTATCAAAGATGTTGGTGAGGTTATTGACAATTTAACAACCACTGAAGAGGAAAAACTTCAAATCAAAAAAGACATACAAGTTATAGTTGAGAAAGCAGCTGCTACAGCTGAAGATCAAATAACAAAACGATGGGAAGCAGATATGACGTCTGACTCTTGGCTTAGTAAGAACACGCGTCCTATGGCACTTATTTTCTTATCGTTTATGGCTATAGCTTTTATATGGGTGGATAGTCATCATGAAATATCTTTCACTGTAGAACAAGAGTGGATAGAATTATTAAAGCAATTATTAACAACCGTATACGTAGCATACTTTGGCTCACGTGGTTTCGAAAAATATAAATCAATAAGTAATAAATAAAAAATGGGACAATACGCAAATCAACCTGACTTTATAACACATGACATAAAAGCTGTAACACCTATAGCTGTAGGCGCTTTAAAAGCTACAGATTCTTTAAATGGATCTGTATTATACATAGGAGGAAGTACAACGGGTCAAACCTTAGAAGTTATACCCGTAGGCGCTACTGGAAGTAATGGAAAAGGATTACCTGGTCAAGCTCAAGCTATCACATTTACAAATCCTCCTCAAGGAGAATGGTTTTCTGTAGTAGTTGATTATGTTTTATCAGGTAACACTAATGTCACTAACATTATAGCAGGTAAATAACTAATATATAGGTGACTATATAAATATATAATAACAATTAAATTAAATTAAATTATGGCAAAAGCTAAGAAAATTAAAGAAGAACAATTAAAATTAGTTACAGCTCAGCAATCTAAATTGAGTGAACTACTAAGAAATCTTGGGGTTTTAGATTCTCAAAAAATGAACATACACACAAGCATTAAAGAACTTAGTGCTGAAATAGATTCTACTAAAAAAGAACTAGAAGAAGAGTATGGTTCAGTTAATATAAATCTAGAAGACGGATCTTATACTGATATAGAAAAAGAAGATGCCGAGTAATATTAGAAAAATTAGTATTGGATCTGACTACAAAAATGATGCTATGCATTATTCAGTAGGTCAACAGGTTTATGGTGGTCATGAAATATCTCATATACTTTTTGAAGATTCAGACAATTCTTATAATATACATATAAAGAAAAGCAACGAAGTATTGCCGTGGAAGAAATTTAACTCTAACATGGCAATATCAGTTGAGTATGATTTAGAGTATTAATGAATAGTTTATATGACTTTATTGTAGAACCTGTAGGTGAAAAATACAGCAATACAATAAAAGTGGGTAACAAAGAATTAGTAGTTAACACTAAAATAGAAAACTGGAAATTTGTAAATAGAATAGCTAAGGTTATTAAGACACCTTTAGCATTTAAAACTTTAATAAAAAAAGGAGACCTAGTAGTTGTTCATCAAAATGTTTTCAGAACATTTTATGACATGAAAGGTGTTAAGAAAAAAAGTAGATCTTATTTTAAAGATAATTTATATTTTTGTGCTATAGATCAAGTTTATTTATATAAAAATAATAAAGGTTATCACTCGTTTGGTGATAGGTGTTTTATACAACCTATAAAAGATAATCAAGATCTAACACTAGATAAAGAGCGTAGTCTTATTGGTATACTGAAATATGGCAATAGCTCGTTAAACAAGCTAGAAATAACTCCTGGTGACCTAGTTGGTTATACACCAAATGGTGAATGGGAGTTTTTAGTTGATAACGAAAGACTTTATTGTATGAAATCAAATGATATTGTAATTAAGTATGAAAACCAAGGAGACGAAGAAAAATATAATCCAAGCTGGGCAAGTAGCAGTTGAAGAATTAATAAAGGTAGCTAAAGAACCTATTGTAGATTCAGATGATGATATATCTGCTGATCGTTTAAAAAATGCAGCAGCAACAAAAAAATTAGCAATATTTGATGCTTTTGAAATATTAAATAGAATACAAGAAGAGCAAGATATGTTAGATGAAAAACCAAAAGAAATAAAACAAAGTAATTTTAAAGGCTTTGCGGAGGGTAGATCTAAAAAATAATGTATCAACAAAATCTATATAAAGTATTACCCAACCACATAAAACCTAAGATTCTTAAAAAGATGAATAGGTACAAAAAGTGGGAATACGGTTACAACGAGGATCATAATATAGTTGTGATAAGTAAAACCGGTAAAATTGGAGAGGTTTATGAAATACAAAACCTAAAAATAGCTTTGCCTGAAAAAAAAGATATTCATACGTTTGATAATAACAAATGGAACAAAACTGAATATCCTAAGGTTCTAAGCAAGATAAAAACAACGTTTGACTGGAAGCAATATCCACAAGATTTTAAAGAAAAATGGTATGATTACATTGATAAAGAGTTTACCCGTAGGGAGGAAGGTTTTTGGTTTTATAACAAAAGCGTTGCTACTTACCTTACTGGTACTCATTACATGTACTTGCAGTGGAGCAAAATTGACGTTGGGGCACCAGACTTTCGGGAATCAAATAGATTATTCTTCATTTTCTGGGAAGCTTGTAAGGCCGATATACGATCCTACGGACTGTGCTACCTTAAGAATCGTCGATCAGGCTTTTCCTTTATGGCATCAGGAGAGGTGGTCAACTTGGCTACAATATCCTCCGACTCTAGATATGGAGTATTATCTAAGACTGGACCTGATGCGAAGAAGATGTTTACAGACAAGGTGGTACCGATATCCGTTAATTATCCATTCTTTTTCAAGCCGACCCAGGACGGTATGGACAGGCCCAAGACCGAGCTTGCCTATCGTGTCCCAGCCACAAAATACACCCGTCGTAAGCTTACCTCGTCCACCACGGAAGAAATTGCCCAAGAAGAATTACAAGGCTTGGACACCACAATCGACTGGAAGAATACGGGTGACAACTCCTACGATGGTGAGAAACTCAAACTCCTCGTCCACGATGAGAGCGGTAAATGGGAAAGGCCGAACAACATCCTCAACAACTGGCGTGTTACGAAAACCACCCTTAGATTAGGTAGTAGAATTATTGGTAAGTGTATGATGGGAAGTACATCTAATGCCTTAGATAAAGGCGGTAGAAACTTTAAAAAATTATATGATGACTCAGATGTTACTAAAAGAAACGCCAATGGACAGACTCGCAGCGGATTATATTCTCTGTTCATTCCTATGGAGTGGAATTACGAAGGATACATTGATTCTCATGGCGTACCTGTCTTCGACACACCAAAAAACCCTGTTGAAGGACCGCATGGTCAAAAAATAAAACTAGGTGTAATAGAGTACTGGAACAACGAGGTAGAAGGATTAAAAGATGATCAAGACGGTTTAAATGAATTTTATAGACAGTTTCCGCGCACAACTAAGCACGCGTTTAGAGATGAATCAAAAGAGTCTTTATTTAATCTAACTAAAATATATCAACAGATAGATTTTAATGAAGATTCTAAAAACGAACTAGCTATAACAACAGGTAGTTTTCAATGGGAAGATGCCAAGAAAGATACTAGAGTTATATTTATGCCTAATAAAAATGGTAGGTTTAAAATAACTTGGGTTCCTCCATTAGAAATGCAAAATGTAAGATATATAAAAAATGGAATTAACTACCCTGGTAATGAATCAGTGGGTGCTTTTGGTTGTGATCCATACGATATATCTGGAACAGTAGATGGTAAAGGTTCTAATGGTTCTTTGCATGGATTAACTAAATTTAGTATGATGGACGTTCCACCTAATCATTTTTTCTTAGAATATATTGCTAGACCACAAACAGCTGAAATATTTTTT